CTCGGCCCCAGGCAACGAGCCCAGCTGCGCGAGCAGCTGGGCTTTTTGTTTGCCAAACACGAACATAAACACGCGCGCTCGCAATAACAGAAGAGGGCGCGCGTGTCAAGTAATTTTTTGCTTGACAAACTGCCGACCCGGGCGACGCCCGGGTCGGAGTCCCTGGACCTTCTTTCCACTTCGTTCGCTTCGCTTCTCTCCGTTTCCCTCTTCCCACCCGTCAGTTTTAAATTTCCCCCTTGGGCCTAGTTTTCGGCAAACAGTCATGTAGCCAAACCTATGAACCCCCCGGTATGATGCAAACAACTTTGGGCCACCCAATTTATAAAAATTTGAAAACCTATGACCGTTGAGATCGAAGATCCGGAAGCCGAGATACTTAGGCTGGAGTACAAGCAGCTTAAGGATGCAATCCTTGAGCGTGCGCGTGAGAACTTTTTAGACTTTGTCCGTTATGTGTGGCCCCAGTTTATATGTGGCCCGCATCACAGAATCATGGCAAGAAAGTTTGAAGAGTTAATCAAGGGCGATCACACGCGAATCATCATCAATATCGCACCGCGTCATGGCAAATCTGAGTTGACGTCTTATCTTTTCCTGGCGTGGCTCATGGGCCGTGAGCCGGATGCCAAGATCATTCAAGCGACGCACACGGCGGAGTTAGCGATGCGGTTTGGTCGCAAGGTGAGGAACCTGATGGATTCGGAGGAATATAAGGAGGTTTTTCCGAATGTAGCGTTAGCGGCGGACAGTAAGGCGGCTGGGCGGTGGGAGACGAATAAGGGTGGGGAGTATTTTGCGGCTGGTGTTGGTGGAGCGATGACTGGTCGTGGTGCGAATTATTTGGTTATTGATGACCCGCATTCGGAGCAGGATGCATTATCGGAGACGGCTATGGAGCGGGCGTATGAGTGGTATACGTCTGGTCCTCGTCAGCGGTTGCAGCCTGGGGGCAAGATTTTGTTGGTTATGACTCGTTGGTCGAAGACGGATTTGACGGGGATGGTGTTGACGGATCAGGCCAAGGATCCGAGGGCGGACAAGTGGGAGGTGATTGAGTTTCCGGCGATCATGCCGAGTGGGAAGCCGTGTTGGCCGGAGTTTTGGACGGTGGATGCTTTGTTGTCGGTCAAAGCTGCGTTGCCGGTGAACAAGTGGAATGCGCAGTGGCAGCAGAATCCTACGGCTGAAGAGGGGGCGATATTCAAGCGTGAGTGGTGGAAGGTATGGAACAAGGATTATGTTCCGGAGTTGCATTACATCATTCAGAGTTATGACACGGCGTATTCGAAGAAGGAGACGGCGGACTTTTCTGCGATTACGACGTGGGGGGTATTTCGTCCGAGTCCGGATGATCCTGAGCAGTTGATCTTGATTGATGCGAAGAAGGGTCGGTGGGATTTTCCGGAGTTAAAGCGTGTAGCATTGGAGTTGTACAGGTATTGGAATCCCGATTGCGTGCTGATAGAGGCGAAGGCGGCTGGGATGTCTTTATCTCAAGAGTTGCGCAGAACCGGTATTCCGGTGATAAACTATTCCCCGGGTGGTCGGAACAGGGCGACGGACAAGGTATCGCGTGCCAATGCTGTTTCACCGGTGTTCGAAGCGGGGTATGTATGGGCCCCGGATGAGGACTGGGCTGTCGAAGTAGTTGAAGAGATGGCGGAGTTTCCGTTTGGTGCGAATGATGACTTGGTCGACAGTGCGGTGCAGGCGGTCATGAGATTCCGCCAGGGCAACTTCTTGACTATTCCTTCGGACTGGATTGATGAAGAGGGCGCTCCTGCCCAATTTTCTTATTATTAGGGGACCGTATGGCCTCGAAACCGACGCAGTTTGACCCGCTTTTTCAGGAAGCTGGGTCCAAGTATGGTGTAGACCCAGCAATTTTGAAGGCGATAGCGTCGGTGGAGTCGGATTTTCGGCCCGATGCTGTTGGTCCAAGGACCAGGAGTGGTCGAGCGCAGGGGATGATGCAATTTGTGCCGTCCACGGCCAAGGCTTATGGGTTGGATGACCCCTTTGATCCGGCGAAATCTGTCGATGCAGCGGCAAGATTGATGCGGGACAACCTAAAGCAGTTCAATGGTGACGTGGGCAAGGCGCTTGAGGCGTATAACGGTGGTCCAAGCCTTGTTGGAAAGTCCCGTCAGACGGCTGCGTACCGTGAAAAGGTGATGCAGCGGGCTCAGTTAGCCAAAAAAGACCCAAAATTCAAGACGCAGCTTGCAAAAACTCAGAATAAACCGGCTCCTGGACGTAAGTTAGCGCCCACACCACGTGAAGCATTGACGGATGTGTCGATGTTGCCTGCTTCGTATAAGGCGGCGTTGTCTTTGCAGTACTTCACGGACACAGATCCGGAGGGAAATCCGGTGGATCGGGCTCAGGAGGAGCTTGAGCGGTTGTTGGAGGAAGAGCAATACGCGCAGGCGGGCCCTTCTGGCGGTGGAGCGTTGTTAGCGAAGACTTTTACGCCGTCGGAGAAGGAGTATGTATCGCCATTTGACATCATGGCTGGGATGCAACAGCCCGTGGAACAAGAACCACGGACCCAAATAGCGCAGGTGCAGGGCTTTGCTGATGGTGGCTTTGTTTTTGGAGGAACGAGTTTACCGGCGGCGCCTAATTGGTACTTAGATCCCGCTGCGGATTATGCCCCAGGGGATAGAGAGTTTATTGAACGCAATCAGCAGTTGCTATCTGGGTATAACCAAGCGGTTGAGGAGTATCAGAGCAAGGTAGATCAGTACAACAGCTTGTTGGATCAGTGGCAAAAGCAGGCCGAGGAGTACAACCGGCAGGCGGAGGCGTGGAACGCGGGCCCTAGGACGTCCAACTTCAACCCTACGGTGAAAAATCCGGGGGAGTTTAATGTGAAGTTCGAGGCCAAAGAGCCAACACTGCCCTTTGACCCGGAGTCGTTTGCTGCTTATGTTGATTTAAAGAACGCACAGGTAGAGCAAGGTCGAAAGAAGGTAGAAAGAGAGGCGCCCGGGAGGCAGTTGGCATTGGACGTGATCCAAGATCCGGGGAAATACAACCTATCTGGCTTTGGATTTAAGGACGGTGGGGACGTAAACAAGCGCGGGATGATGGAGAGGGTGGGGCAGTGGCTCAAAGAAAATGAGATCTCCCCTACGGACTTTTTATTGGCGACAAAGAGTGGGTTTCCGTTGGGCTTGGCCTTACAGCCTAGTTCGCTTAATGCCAATGAGGAAGAGATGCTGGCCGCCTTGAGGGAATTGCAGGCGGAGCGTGAATCGGGAAAGGTGGTGGGCCGCGCTAAGGGCAGTGGTCCACTAGGTGAAGTCCCTTTATTGGATGAGCAGGGCCGTGTAGTGCGTGAGCCGCAGACTGTCGAAGAGGCTAGTTTGCTGGAAAAGATCAAAGGTGCGGGTGAGGCTGGCCTGTCTGTGCTCAGTGGCATGGTGTCTGGGCCGGCGGGTGCTGCGTATGGTGCGTTCAAGGGCCTGACCTCTGACAAGTACGGCACGCAGGCGGGTGTGCGCGAGGCTGAAGCTGCTGCTGCGGACGTAATGAAGGCGGGCACGTATGTGCCGCGTGGCAAGGTAGCCCCAGAGTATCTACAGAATATCGGCCAGTTTTTGCAGAGCAGTAAATTAGATGCGGCGTTGCCGGAGACCTATGCGGCCAGTGCTGCATTGCGTCCTGGTGCTGTGGGCCAGGGCATTCAGATGCCTGTGGAGCAAGCCTCGACGGCGATGGTGCGGAAGATCACGGGCAATGAGGCCCTTCAGCCAACCGATGTCTACAGGGCGATGGCCGACACGAAGGGCATTGCGTCATTGGGTGCTCCAGCTGCAGCGCCTACAAAAATAAATCCTGGGTTATTTGTGAGTGCTACGGAAGAGTTGGACAAGTTTCCAGTTAGCTCAGAGGTAGACAATGTTCTTTCTGCTCACATTGGTGGAGTGGGAAATCTTGGTGATGCAGATGCGAAGTATTACCTGAGAGAAGTTCCTGGCGGACCGGAGTATACCCAGCAATCTCAAGCCATAGCTCAAAAGTACTTTGGCGATCAGTTCATGGGATATCGGCTCATGCCCAAAGAAGAGTTTGAAGCGCTAAAAGCCGGAGATGTGGGCGATTTGTTGTCCTTCTCGCTTTCTAAAGACGCTGCAAACGCATTCCGTAGATTTGCTCCAAATCAGGGAAGAGAAGATTTAGTTTTGGCTGAAGTGCCTTTGACTCCAAGACATGTACTTGGATTTGGTCACAGGGGCGAGCAAGAACTTATTGTGGACACGTCGGTTGGGTGGTCTTTGGATGACTTTAAACGTGCTTCGACTCCTAAACAAAAGGAACAAGTTGATAGGAGTTTGTTGTCGCCGTCTCCTGAGCGCCCGTTCGTAGGCGAGCTTGAGCGCCTTGTTGCAGACCTTCCTGGCCCAGTACAGAAGGGGCAGTTTCTTAATTCGTTGAAAAACAAAGCTCGTGGCTATGAGATAAGGCGAGTAGAAGAAGCGCTGGAAGACTTTGGGTCCACGGACAAAGTGACGCCAAATCAAATCATGTCGGCGTTGAAGAGGACTTCTCCTCAGCGACTTAAGCTTCAAGTGCTACAAGCAAGTGATATTGGGAGGGAAGGATTTTCAAGGGACATTGATAATCCATACCCAGCTCGCCCCATAGGCTCAGTAAATCTATTGCTTGAGCCAGGGGCAATGCAAAAACAAATAGGCTCTATTGTTGAAGACATTCAAGACTTTAGGGCCAACAAATCTACTGCCACTGTGTTTGGCAATGACCCGACGTACATAGCCGAATACGCACGTGAAGTGATGAACCTTGCAGATCGAGTGGATGAGTTTGATACACAAGTAGCTAGGTCGGTGAAGATGGCAGCACAAGACATAGCCAGTGAAGCTAGACCGATTGTTGATTTGGCATTAGCTAGGCGATATGTAACAACTCCAGGGCTAGATCCAAAAAACAAATGGCTAGTTAATTGGAATGACCCTGAAAAAACTGTGCCGCAACAAGTAAAAGATCTTCTTCGAAAAAGAGGCGTTACTACGCTTACACCAGAAGTAGCCACAATGGCTGCCAAAGAAATAGAAACAGTGAACTACTTAAAAGAGCTTAATAAAACAATTAATTCAGGAAGTTCATATGCCACGCTCTTAAGAAACACACTATCAGGGTATGAACGAGACATGTTAGGGAGATTGTCGTCTTCTCCAGATGCGCTAAAGATTGGCCTTGACGATTTTTATCGCGAAGCAAGTGATCCAAATAAGTCACAGTACATGGCACAAAGAATGCAAGACTTTGCAACCGAAGTAAATGGGGTGCTTCGCGATTACGATACGGTTTTAAATTTCGGTAAAAACGAAGTTATTAAGGATCTAAGAAACTTGACGCAAGGAATGCTTGATTCCGACACGTTGCAGAGCGGCAAGTTATACGAGCCTTTGTTGCACGCTAAGATTGCTGGAAAAAATCCAGTTTCTTTTGCTCGTTTTGTAGAGCTAAACCCGTCGGATATTGTCGATCCTCCCGCAAACTTAAAACCAGGAGAAGCTTTATTGTTTACTGAGCTTCAATCAGATCGCAGGAAGGACTTGTTTGCAGGCAAGCGAAAAGGAATAGAAGAACCCTACCCTGGGTTTGCTACGGATGAGGATACCGCGTCTGAGCTAATGATGAAGTCAGCAGTAGCCGGGGCAGCACAGCTTAATAAAAAACTTGTCTTATTCCCGGGGTCAGACTCAAGACAGCCACAAATATATGGCACTTGGGCCACGGAAGAAGCAAAAAAGGCAAAAGACATGAGCCAGTACTCTCCCTCAATCATGAAACGGGTGAGTAAAAAAGTTGCCAAAGATCTTGGCGAAGGTTACGAGGCTCGAGAGTTTAAGACGATAAACGAAGCAGGTGATGAAGTCATTCGTTGGGGTATAGTGCTTCCAGACGATGCTTCAAATTTGCCTCAAAGAGGAATCCGCTTTTCTAAAGGCGGACTGGTGGACAAACCACTTTATGATAGAGCGTAATAATGGCTAAAAAACAAAAGAGCAGTCCGTTCAACAACATTGAGCGAGCCTTGACTGGCGAAGACATGGCGCCGGAAGGTGAGATGGAGGTCGAAATGACCGAAGCGCTCATCCCTATGGATGAGGAAGATGTTGAGATTGTGATGGACGATGACGGTGGGGCCACGATTAATTTGGGCCCTGAGGAAGACGAATACGAGAGCAAGCACACCGAGAACTTGGCCGAGCGCCTTGATGAGGACGAGCTTGATCGGATTGGTCAGGACATTCTGCTGCTTTTGGACGCTGATCTGGCGAGCCGTGAAGAGTGGTCCAACACCTATGCCAAGGGTATGAAGCTGCTTGGCTTCCAGTATGAAGAGAAAACCCAGCCGTTCCGGGGTGCCTCTGGTGCCCATGTACCTCTTTTGGCTGAGGCGATCATCCAGTTCTCTGCCCAGGCGATGAAAGAGCTCATGCCTGCGGGCGGGCCCGTGCGCTCGCAGGTAGTAGGAAAGAGCAACCGCAACCGTGAGATGCAGGCTGAGCGGGTGCAAGAGTTCATGAACTACCAGATCACGACGGTCATGAAGGAATACACCCCTGACTACGACCAGATGCTTTGGTACGTGGGCTACGGTGGGTCGGCTTTTAAGAAGGTTTATTTTGACCGCTCGAAGATGCGCTGTGTATCGCCGTTCATCACCCCGGACAACTTCGTCATGCCGTACAACGGCTCGAGCAATCCTTGGGAGAACGAGCGGTCCTTGCAGATTGTGCCGATGTCGGCCAATGCGCTTAGGACTAACCAAGTAAACGGCTTTTATCGGGATATTGAGCTGTCGGCTGCGGCGGGAGATAGCAGTGAAATTGAGGATGCAGAGGACAAAGTATCCGGCACCTCGCCAAATGAGCTAGATGAGGAGTTCACGCTCATCGAAGCGCACATGCTGTATGACATCCCGGGATATGAGCACAAGGATGGGCTCAAGCTGCCGTACATCATTACGGTGGACAAGGATTCCGGGAAGGTTTTGTCGATCTACCGCAACTGGGATGAAGAAGATGATACCTACGCCCCTTCACATTATTACGTTCACTACATGTTCCTCCCTGGCCCTGGCAGTATGGGGTATGGCTTGGTCCATCTACTTGGGAACCTTAATCGGGCCTCAACCGCAGCGCTCCAGCAGCTGATTGATGCGGGTACGTTCTCCAATCTGCCGGCTGGATTCAAGGCACGTGGTCTGCGGATTGCGGACAGTGACAAGCCGTTGCAGCCTGGGGAGTTCAGGGATATTGATGCGGGGGGTGCTGAGCTGGCTTCAGCGCTTTTGCCTTTGCCGTACAAGGAGCCGAGTCAGACGCTGTTTACGCTTCTGGGCTTCTGTATCGACATGGGCCGTAGGATCGCCAGCATTGCTGATATGCAGGTGGGTGATGGCAATCAGCAGGCTGCTGTTGGAACGACGATTGCGTTGCTCGAGCGTGGCGCGATGGTCATGTCTGGTATTCACAAGCGCTTGCATTACGCTCAGAAGCTTGAGTTTGAACTCATGGCGAATTGTTTTGCCAAGTATCTGCCTGATGAGTACCCGTATGACGTGGTTGGTGGAGACAGAAAGGTATTCAAGAAGGACTTTGATGAGCGCGTAGATGTCATTCCAGTCGCAGATCCCAATGTGTTCTCGACTGCTCAGAAGATCATGATGGCTCAGACCCAGCTTCAGCTGGCTCAGAGTGCCCCTCAAATCCACAACATATATGAAGCATATCGCCGCATGTACGAGGCCTTGGGAACCAAGGATATTGACATGCTGCTCAAGCCTGATGACACGTTGCATCCGCGCCCGAAGGATCCCGCAAGCGAAAACGCGGACTCATTGGACGGCAAGAACCTTACGGCTTTTGCTGGACAGCAGCACGATGCGCACATTGTGTGCCATTTGATCCAAGGTATGTCCCCGATTGTGCAAGGAAACCCATTGGCGGCAGCAATTCTGACCAAACACATCTTGGATCACGTGCGGTTGAAGGCGGAAGAGCAGGTTGAGGCGCAGATATTTGCTTCATACGGCCCGGAAGGAATGTCGATTGTCTCTGATATACAAAAAGAGGCTCAAGTCGCCATGTTTGTTGCTCAAGGAATGGCCGAACTCCGAAAACTCTCCCAAGAAATGTCAGGAGCCAACGCGCCAGATCCTCTCGTTGCCCTCAAAGAGCAAGAACTCCAGCTCAGAGCGCAAGATGCGGAGAGGAAAGCACAGGTTGATCAGCAAAACTTGGCGCTAAAAGCGCAAGACATGCAGCAGGACGCTGCATTTAATCAACAAAAACTCCAATCGAACGAAGAGATTGCGGCTGAAAAGGCTTCGATCGCGCGCGAAAGGATCAATCAAGTGGAAAGGAGTAATCAAAATGCCGCTCAAGAAAGGTTCCAGCAGCAAAACAATCAGCAGCAACGTCAGTGAAATGATGGGCAAGTTCTCGAAGACCGGGAAAATCGGTACTTCGAAGCCGAAATCTAAGAAAAAAGCTCAGAAACAGGCTGTTGCAATCGCACTTTCTACTGCTGGTAAGGCCAAAAAGATGGCTACTGGCGGTAGGGTGACTTACGTCAAACGAAAAGACGCAGATAACCTGACAAAGATTTGCTAATGGAAAAATTATTGAAATACATCCGCAGCCGCAAGCAAGAACTTGGGGAGGCGATGCTCTACGGAAACGTAAAGAACATGGAACATTACCGGCAGATGGTCGGTAATGTCGAGGCATATCAGGTCATTGAAGACATGATCATAGAAATACTGGAGAAGGCAGAGAAAGACGACTAACAACCCTCGTGGGGCGATCCCACGCAATATAGGAGAGCATTAATGGAAGAAATGACTGCACTGCAAAAGAAGTGGGCAGAGCAAACAGCGCAGGAAGAGCAGGAAATGCGTGATCAGTTGGATCCAAAGAACATGGATCAGTCTGTAATTGACCGTATTCCCAAACCGACTGGCTGGCGATTAGTGGTTTTGCCATTCAAACCCCCTAGAAAGACCAAAGGCGGCCTTTTATTGGCTGAGCAGGCGATTGAAAAGCAGCAAGTGGCGACGGTATGTGGCTATGTGGTCGATACAGGACCCCTGGCGTATGCCGATACCGAGAAGTTCCCTGACGGGGCTTGGTGCAAGAAGGGTGATTGGGTGGTATTTGCCCGTTATGCAGGCGCTCGTATCAATATCGAAGGTGGTGAGATACGCATTCTTAACGATGATGAGATTTTGGCGACGATTTCTGACCCAGAAGACATCATGCACATGGTATAAGGGAGATAAACCATGCCTGAATTGGAAGAAAATGAACTGGCTGTACCAGATCCCAATGGTGAGATTCGTTTTGAGTTGTCTGAGGAAGACAAAGAAACGACCATTGAGTTTTCGGAGGATGGCAGTACCGCAGAGGTATCTGCACAACCTCAACAACAAGAATTGTTCCCTGAAGAGTCAAAGGAACACGAGGAATACAGCAGTCGAGTCAAAAAACGCCTGGATAAACTGACGGCCAAGCTTCGTGAGGCTGAAAGGCGTGAGCAGGCGGCTATTTCGTATGCTCAGAATGTCCAAAAGAGCTTGGAGGAGACCCAAAGGCGGGCTGCTTCTCTAGATAATAGCTATTTGACTGAGACTGAGGGCCGTATTAACTCCCAGTTGGCTATTGTGGAGGCTAATCTCCAGGATGCCGTGGAGCGTGGGGATGGAAAAGCGGTCGTTGAGGCGCAAAAGCTGTTTAATCAGCTGACGCTTCAGCAGGAAAGGCTAAAAGCCGCCAAAGTGCAGCGCACGACAGCTCCTCCCCCTCAACCGGTATACCAGCCAGCTATTCAGCCCCAGCAACAGGTGGCTAGGCCAGATCCAAAGGCGGAAACTTGGGCCGAGGAAAATGAATGGTTTGGTAGCGATGAAATCATGACTACCGCAGCATTCGCAATTCACAATAAATTGTCAGAAGAAGGGTTTGACTTGCAATCTGACGAGTATTATGATGAGCTGAATCGGAGAATCCGCAAGGAATTTCCGCACAAATTTAGTAGGCCCCGGGCAGACACCTCAAACGTCCCAAGTGTCGCGCCTGCAACCCGTGGAAGCACGGTTAACGGTGGACGCAGATCCGTCAAGCTGACTCCAAGTGAAGTCAGTATCGCAAGACGCTTAGGTGTACCTCTCGATGAGTACGCAAAACACGTTAGGAGATAAATCATGGCCGAACAACTCAGTATTGATAAAAGTCCTCGTAGCACTCGTCAAACCGAGTCTCGTAAACGGTCGTGGGTTCGTCCTAATCGTTTAGATGCACCGCCAGCCCCTCCAGGGTTTAAGCACCGTTGGATTCGCGCAGAGTCAGCCGGTAGAGAAGACCGGATGAACATTGCTTCAAAGATACGGGAAGGTTATGAGCTCGTAAGAGCGGAAGACCACCCTGATTTCGTGATTCCTACAGTTGATGATGGCAGGCACGCCGGTGTAATCGGCGTTGGTGGCCTCGTCTTAGCTAAAATTCCAGTAGAGATTGTGGAAGAGCGGAACGCGTACTATCAACAACAGACGAGAGATCAAATTAATGCGGTGGATAATGATCTGATGAAGGCAAATGCGCATTCGTCGATGGTTATTCAGCGTCCAGATCGTAAATCTCGAACTTCTTTCGGCAGTCCTAAGCAGGATTCCGGGGAAGAGTGAAACCCCTTTTAAGGAACTAACAAATGGCAAACGTTGATAAAGCCTTTGGTCTGCGTCCGCAAGGTAACCTTTCTGCTACTGGTGCCCAGAAGCAGTATGGCTATCAAATTGCTGACAATCAGTCCGGAGCAATTTATCAGGGCGACCTAGTCACCCTTTATGATGGTTATGTTGTTAAGTTCGCTCCCGGCACGCACACTGCTGCCCTGGGCGTATTTAATGGCTGTAACTACATCGATCCCTCGACCGGCAAACCCACCTGGAAGAACTTCTATCCCGGTTCGGTGAACATTACCGCAGGTACTATTCAAGCCGACGTGATTGATGATCCCAACCAACTGTTCACCATTCAGGTTGACGAGAGCGTTGCTCAGACCGACATTGGCAAGAATGCTGACGTTGTTGGTACAGGCGGTAGCTCGACCACTGGTCAGTCCACCATGGAACTTGACTCCTCCACAATCGCTAATACGGCTGCTCTGAACCTCAAAATCGTTGGTCTTTTTGACGTTCCTGGCAACTCGTTTGGCACCAATGCTGTGGTGGTTGTCAAGATTAACGAACATCTCTATGGCAGCGCTGGCGTTGCCGGTCAAGGAGCTTAATCATGGCAATTTCACGTGCCCAACTAGTAAAAGAGCTTGAGCCGGGATTGAATGCCCTGTTCGGCATGGAGTACAAGAACTACGAAGGCGAGCACACTCAGATTTATGACACTGAGTCCTCGGATCGTGCGTTCGAAGAGGAAGTGATGCTTTCTGGCTTCGGTGAGGCTCCGGTCAAAACCGAAGGTGCTGGCGTTCAGTATGACGACGCTCAGGAAGTCTTCACGGCTCGCTATACCCACCAGACCGTCGCTTTGGCCTTCGCTCTTACCGAAGAGGCCATCGAAGACAACCTGTATGACAAGCTTTCGGCTCGTTATACCAAGGCTCTGGCCCGCTCCATGGCTCAAACCAAGCAAATCAAGGCTGCTTCCGTTCTCAACAACGGTTTCACGACCTCGATCGGTGGCGACGGCGTTGCTCTTTTCAGCACCGCTCACCCCACTCTTGGCGGCCCCAACCTCAGCAACACCTTGACGACTGCCTCAGACCTGAACGAGACCTCGCTTGAGCAGGCCTTGATCGACATTGCCGCGTTCACCGACGAGCGTGGCTTGAAGATCGCCGTTCGTGGCCTGAAGCTGATCATCCCCAAAGAACTCCAATTTACGGCCGAGCGTCTGATGAAGTCGCAAGACCGTGTTGGAACTGCTGATAACGACATCAACGCTATCCGCAACATGGGCATGATCCCTCAGGGTTATGTTGTCAACCACTTCCTGACCGATACGGACGCTTGGTTCATCAAGACCGACGCCCCCAACGGCATGAAGATGTTCCAGCGTGTACAGCTCAAAACCGCTTTCGAAGGCGACTTCGACACCGGCAACGTGCGGTACAAGGCTCGTGAGCGCTACAGCTTCGGATTCTCGGATCCCCGGGGCATGTTTGGCTCTCCCGGTGCTGCGTAAAAAGCAGTGAAAAAGGGGCCCCAGGGCCCCTTTTTCGTTGTACACTGGCTGTAAGTCTAGGAATTTTCACCTGTACCGACTGGCCTAGCAGACTTAGTAGAGACGGTGCAGGGGCGTGCTACTACACGAAAGGACTGTCATGGCACAGACTACATTTCAAGGGCCAGTTCGGTCTCTGAACGGCTTTATTACGCAGGGCCCCCAAAACGTCGTTAACGTTACTTCGAGCACAGCGCTCACCGTTGCGGCACATGCTGGCAAGATCATCACTGCTGGTGGCACTCTTGCTGCTAACCTGACGATCACTCTTCCGGCCATTAATGTTTCGGCCTATTCCAGTGTCTCTGGCCCTGGCGCCGACGGCAACAGCCCCAACAATCAGGGTGCTGTCTTTACCATTTTTGTTCCAACGACTGTTGCGACCAGCACTTTGAAGATTGTTACGGACGGCACGGACAAGTTTGTTGGTTCGATTCTGACCGTTGATACCGATTCTTCGGGTGCTATGGCTGGATTTGCTCCTGCATCTAGCAATGACGCAATCAACCTGAACGGTAGCACTACCGGTGGCGTGGCTGGCTCTTACATCCAGATCACTGCATTGTCGAGTGCCAAGTACATGGTTCAAGGCGTTGTGAATTGCACGGGATCTCCCGCCACTCCGTTCGCTGATTCCTAATAGGAGGTCGACATGGGCTTCTCAAGTGACGTAAAAGCAGTCACTAAGACTGCCGATGCCTCCGCTGTTGTTGGGAGGACTCGTCTTCAGGGTTTGTATTTTACGAACTCTGGAACGGGTTCTTCATTCACTCTTAAAGATGGCACGACATCGTCTGGTACTGGTCGGTTGACCATCTACACTCCTGCTTCGGCTGGCGGTGCGGATATCATCATGCCAAACGACGGCATTCTGTTCGAAAACGGCATTTACGTTGACGTAGCAGATGCCAATGTGACCAGTGTGACGCTGCTATTTTGCGGCGGTGCGGCGGCTTAAATGGCTAAGGGCATGGGCATCAAAACCTCTGTGAAGTCGGGCAATTTTCGCCCGACTAAGCAGGGCGCTGGCATGACCAAAAAGGGTGTTGCGGCTTATCGCAAGGCCAATCCTGGCTCCAAACTTCAGACGGCAGTGACGGAAGACAAACCTACTGGCAAGCGGGCAGCGCGGCGCAAGTCGTTCTGTGCCCGTTCTGCTGGGCAGATGGAGAAGTTTCCCAAAGCAGCAGCCGATCCAAACAGCCGCATTCGACAGGCTAGAAAACGGTGGAAGTGCTAAATGGAAATGATGCTTTGGAACGTCGTACTCAGTGCGATAGTGGGGATCATGATGTTCATGCTTAAGGGCAAGTTTGATGAGATTCAGCGCCTTAGCATTCTTTTGAACAAGACGAGAGAGGAGGTTGCACGTGATCACATCACTCGTGCAGAAGTTAGAGCCGATCTGGAAAAAATTCGTGACCATTTTGACTCAGGGTTTAAGCGCCTTGAAGACAAACTTGACGCGCTTGCGCAACGGAGGTAGTGATGGCAAAAACTAGTAAACCCGGGTTGTACGCAAATATCAATGCAAAGAAGGCTCGTATCGCCGCCGGTTCTGGGGAAAAGATGCGTAAGCCTGGAAGCAAAGGTGCCCCTTCAAAAATGGATTTCATCAAGTCTGCACGGACGGCTAAACCCGTCAAACGTTCAGAAGGTTCTGGCCCAAAAGGCGAGGCTGTGTATGAAATCCTTGGACGTCGCGTAACCAAAGAGCAGTACGACGAGGCATCAAAGGAAATGGACCGTCCAAAATCTAAGGTTGAAGAGGACATGGATGATTTTGCTAAGCGAGCGAAAGAGCGAGCAAAGCTTAAGAAGATGAAAACGGGTGGCATGGTTGACAAGGTCGGTCGTGCTATGAAAAAACCAACTGCCGACGCTAGGGGTCGTGCAATGAGAGCTGCCCCGCGCGGCAGATAAAAGGAAAGAACATGTTTAAGGGAATTATGAAATCAGTACGTAAAGTAGCTAAACCAATGATGAAGTCAGCGGAAAAAGATCAAGTTGGTCGCGCTATGAAAAGCCCTAGCGCAGACAGCATGGGTCGTGCTATGAAAAAAGTAATGCCTAGAATGCGTGCTGAGGGTTCTGGTCCCAATGGAGAAGAAATGCCCGAGAAAATGGGTCGTGCCATGGGATCGTCCAACGTTACTGGCGAATTAGCAAAAATTAAAAAGCTGGAAGCGGCTCTTAAAGAAAAGTACGGGCCGAAAATGCGCTTATCCGAAAAAGAAATGAAAGAAGTGGAAGAGCTTATGCCTAAGATGAAAACGGGAGGAATGGCAATGAAATCTAAGATGGCAGACAAAGTTGGTCGCGCTATGAAGAAGACAGATGCCGATGCTAAAGGCCGTGCAATGTCGAAAAAAGCTCCCAAGAAGATGATGGGTGGCGGAATGATGAAGGGCTATGCTGGCGGTGGCGATGTCACCTGTGGCAAAGCAACTCGTGGTTATGGTGCTGCTCGTAAAGGCAAGTAAATGGCAACCTCAAACACCTACGACTTCGACCTAGCCATTGATGAGCTGGTAGAAGAGGCATTCGAGCGCTGTGGCATGCGTGTCACAACCGGTTATCAGCTCTCGTCTGCCCGTAGGTCGTTGAACCTCATGTTCTTGGATTGGGCCAACCGTGGCTTGAATCTTTGGACCATTGAGCGTGCTTTTACTCCGCTAATTCCAGGTCAGAACTACATTGACCTGGATGATAACGTTGTGAACGTTCTGGAGGCAGTGATTAGGGATAACACTCAGTCGCCGTCCACAGATATCAGCATTGATCGAATCAGTCGTGCTGAGTACTTGGACGTTCCTGACAAGACTACGACTGCTCGTCCTGCTCAGTTTTATGTTGAGCGCACGAACACTCCTCGAGTCTATTTTTATCCTGCGCCAGACATTGGGTATACCTTCTTCCACTATCGGATCAAGCGTATTCAGGATGCTGGGGACTACACAAATACGGCAGATGTGAACTTTCGATTCTTGCCTTGCTTGGCAGCGGGATTGGCGTATCACTTGTCGTTGAAGTTTGCACCCGAGAGGTCGCAAGGCTTGAAGATGCTTTATGAAGAAGAATTTGCTAGGGCTGCTGCCGAGGATCGTGACAGCGCTAGTGTGAGGTTCGTTCCGCAACTGGAGTATTAAAGTGGCGTTTGCGGCTGGTAAATACGCCCTTGGACTTTGTGATTATTGTGGTCAGCAGTATATGCTGCGTGATCTCAAGAAGAACTGGCGTGGGTTTAAGGTTTGCGAGGCGGATTATGAGCCTAAAGAACCGCAGCTTGAGCCGCTAAAATACAATGGTGATGCCATTGCGTTGTATCAGCCAAGACCCGACAAAAAGGCTTCGATGGATGTTTATTTGGCTGTACCAGGGGATACTTTCTTCACTTCAGTAGGCATGATGCCTGCTCCCCTTAATCAGCCTATTGTGGGCGTCGCAAGCGCCGGAACTGTACTAGTGGTGATCACATGACTTACGACGAGCTTGTAACGAACATTCGAAATTACATGGAAACGGACAGTAACGTCCTGTCTAACTCCGTCATTAACACGTTTATTTTGATGACGGAAAACCGTGTTCTTCGTGACATTGACCTTGAAGTATTTCGTCAAAGTTCTATTGGAAGCTTAACAGCAGGTAATAGATTTCTTACGATGCCGCCAGATATTTTAACGCATCGATACATGTTAATTAGAAACATTTCCACAAACGAAGAGACCTTTTTAGATTTTAGGGATGTTTCGTTTATTAAAGAATATTGGGATAACAGCACTGTCCTTGGTCTACCAAAATATTATGCGGTGTGGAATCAAAACACATTTGTTGTTGCCCCAACACCAGATGTGTCGTATTCCGTGGAACTTGGTTATATAAGAAAGCCTGCAGGGCTAAGTTCTTCGAATCAAACCACTTGGCTCAGCATTAATGCTCCGGAAGTCCTTCTTTATGGTTGCCTTGTGCAAGCGTACAGCTACACGAAAGGACCGTTGGAGATGCTTGGGTTTTTCCAGAACTCTTACCAGCAGGCTCTTGCAGGCCTGGGTATTGAGCAACAAGGTCGCCGCAGACGTGATGAGTACCGCGATGGACTTATCCGTACCGAGCTCCTTGCCAGCAACCCCATCAGTCCAAATGAGGCTAAAGGATGACGAAAGTACCTGATTTATCTGGAAAGACAGTAGCAATAGTGGCAATGGGTCTTAGCCACAAGGAGTTTGTATTGGCAAAAACCCATTCGCAAGAAATTGACGAAGTTTGGGCTATTAATGCCATGGGAGGTGTGATTTATCACGACCGGATGTTCATGTTGGATCCGGCTAGTCGTTTTTTAGATTCCGAAGATGCAGGAACACAGACTGGAATCATGCGGGAGGTCTTAAAGCGCCATCCTGGTCCTGTGTATACCTGCGAATTGGACAAGCGCTGCCCAGGACTTGTCGAGTACCCACTGGAGGAGGTTGTCAACTCTATTGGAACATGGTATTTAAACAACACTGTAGCCTTCACAATCGCTTTTGCAATTGCAGCAAAAGTAAAAAAACTAATGGTCTACGGGGTTGATTTCTCTTATCGTGGGAACGTGCATTTTGCAGAGTCTGGAAGAGCTTGTTGTGAATTCCTGCTCGCAAAAGCCATTGAAAAGGGTATCCAAGTGGGGATTGCAAAGGAGTCTTCCTTGTTGGATACCAACGTTCATCCGAAAGAAAAGCTGTATGGCTATCATAGGCTGGCGGACACCTTTGTCTTTTCCATGGAAGAAGACGGCAAATTCAAGAAACATGCCTACTCAGAAGTAGCTAAAGTTATTGAATCTGAGCGTCAATATTTGCTTCCTCCAGAAGCGGTGAGGAGCTAAAATGGTAGAGATGAAGGTTGGTTCTTTACTGACCCCCATGGTCAAGACCAGCGACTACGGTGGTCTTCCAATGGAAGATTTATCAGAGATTTGCGCGGACAGAATTGTTCAGATTGCAGACTCTGCGCCCCCAGAGATACGGGAGCAAGCAAGGCTATTCAGGGAAAATCTTGTAAAAGTACTTCTTGAATATTTTAATCGTGCAGCACATTCCGAGAGGGCTCGCTGCATTCAAATTTGTGCTCGGGGCGGCCACATGGACGCTGCCGACATTTTAAGGAGAATCTGAAATGGCATTTACCGGCAACTATATGTGTACGTCTTTTAAGGCTGAAATCCTTCAAGCCGTACACAACTTTGCAACTGGAGGTAGCACGTTTAAACTGGCTCTGTACACCAACAGTGCTTCGTTTACTGCTGCAACCACTGCTTACACGACCACCAACGAAGTGGCTGCCTCTGGCTCTTATACGGCGGGTGGCGGTACGTTGACCAAGCTTGGTGTTACGACTTCGGGAACGACCGCTCTGACGGACTTTTCTGATCTGTCGTTTACCACTGCTACGATCACTGCACGTGGTGCTTTGATTTATAACGACACGGCAACGGGCAATCCTACGGTTGCGGTGCTGGATTTTGGTTCGGACAAGAGCTCGACTTCCGGTACTTTCACAATTGTGTTCCCTGCAGCTACGGCTACGGGCGCAATCATTCGTATCGCCTAAGGAGTAAAAAATGGCCCTCGTACTAGCTGATCGCGTTCAAGAAACGACTACGACCACTGGTACGGGGACCGTAACCCTTGGTGGGGCGTCCACTGGATTTCAATCTTTTTCGGTGGTTGGTGACGGAAACTCTACGTACTACACCATCACGGATGGCACGGACTGGGAAGTAGGGATTGGTACCTACACCGCAAGTGGTACGACGTTAAGCAGGGATACGATTCTTGCCTCTTCAAATAGCGGATCTGCTGTTAATTGGGGGGCTGGAAGCAAGGATGTTTTTGTAACCTATCCGGCAGGTCTTTCGTCCACTAAAGGAAGGACTATCGCCTTGAATTTCGTTTTTGGAGTCTGACATGGCTGCCCCAAATATTGTAAATGTCTCCAGTATTATTGGAAAAACAGCGGTTGTTGACCTTACAACCACAAATGCTACTGCGGTCGTAAGCAATGCGGCCAGTAGCGGCAAAGTGTTAAAGGTTAACTCAATTGTTGCTAGCAACGTTGACGGAAGTAGCTCTGCTCAACTTACGGTATCTGTTTACAGCCAGGATGACATAGGCGGGACAGCCACTGAATTAGTGAAAACGGTTTATATCCCGGCAAATGCTTCATTAATTGTTGTAGATAAAACCACCCCCATATACCTAGAGGAGGACAAGAGCATTGGCGCTACTGCCGCCACAGCCAACGATATAAAAATCGTGTGCTCTTATGAGGAGATTTCCTAATGTCTTTAGAGGGAAGTTACTCCCTCCTACCAGCTAAGTCTTCTGATTTGGCGGTTGATGCCCCAGCTAAACTAAATTTAGTTGACCAAGCGGTTTTAGAGCAAAATGGAGGAATACCAAAAGACCCTTATTGGGACTATGTGATGTTTTGCTTTAGCACAAACCCAAATGCAACAGTAGTCGATAATTACAATAATAAATTTCCCGCCACAACCAATAGCTCAATTTATTTTAAAGAAAATTATTACCCTCTTGCAACGCAAGGTAGTTCCAACGTAATAATAACGCAAGGGCCTTGTTTCCCTTTAGAACAAAAAAACGGGTATTGGTCTACTCAGTTTTATGGCGCAAACACATACTTATTTTTGCCAACAGGGCAAGCATCTTTAGCTCTAAACACTAATGATTTTACTGTTGAGTTCTTTATCTACATAGATTATGTGGCAGCTGCAACGCCATATATTTTTACTACAAGCCCAACAACCACAACAGCAGAACTAGCCGTTGCTTTTACAAGCAGCACAAACAAACTACTAGTTTACGTAAACGGTACGGATATAGTGGCTTCTGCTACAAACGGTACCTTTCAACGAAATAAATGGGTTCACATAGCAGTTTGTCGAACTAGCGGGAACACTTATTACGTATATATTGACGGTGTTTTATTAGATAACATAGCCACTAACAGTACCTCCATAACTACAAACACTTGGAGATTAGGGAATAGATCAGTAGCCGCAAACTACCTGACTGGGCATGTTTCAAATTTCAGAATATTGAATGGCACTGCCTTATACACAGGAGCCTCCTTAACTGTTCCTTCAGAACCATTAAGCCCTACGGAGACAAATACTGTCGCGCTTATTTGTAACGGATTTTTTTACAAAGACGATGGCCCAAATAACTATACCGTTTTTAATTCTACTACTGCTATAAATCCACAAGTTCCGTTTTCCCCGTTTGATAAAAACCTTCCTGTAAATTTGTATGGCTTTGACGCTTTTCCAAACTTAGGAGCATTGTGTACTCCAACCGGCCAGATATGGCCTTATTCTGCAGATTCGGTTGGGGATGGGCACCGAACGCTAGCGGGGGATTTTACAATTGAGGGCTGGTTTTCAAGCAACGTATCAACAAACGCGGTAAATACTTATTTATACACAGATAGTGTCAATTTAACTACTGCAACTGGTTTTAGGATAATTTTTGGATTGACTAGCGGGTTTCCTTCAATAACACTTGCTAATGCTAGCTACACATTTAATACTGTAATAACTAGCCCAACAACGGGGCAAGGGAACAATCGTAACTGGATGCATTTGGCTTTGGTGCGCCAAAATGGGGAACTAACCTGTTATTTAAACGGCAGAAATGTTGGCACTAATAATTCTTTAGCTACAGTAAATAATATTGTAGGGGGTGGGTCTCAGTTTTTCGGTATTGGGGTTTCTGGAACCACGTATAATAATGGCTTTTTCGCTGGCATAAAAGTATCTAACGAAGCCGTTTATACCTCAGGATTTGATCCTTTAGACACCTATAAAAACTACGCTACTGAGTCCACTTTACTTTTTGGGGTAGAGAATAATGGGGTTTATGTAGATAAAGCTAGAAAAGCTGTGAGTTATAGCAATAGTGCTTTTGTTCTTTCTAATAGGCAGCTATTGTTTGGCAAACCAACACTGTATTTTCCTAGTGTCGCAGCTGACCGTCCAATGAGTGTTTTATTTACTCAGTATAACACGCACTTTCAACGTTTATTTCGGACCGGTGCCAAGTGTACTTTGGAGTTGTGGTATTACCTAACAAATACCTCCGGTTCTATTGACATGGCTCTTTGCGATTCTTTAGGTCTTTTTTTTAAAAACGACGTCGGAACGTTACAAATACTGGCGGGTGGATTGTCACCTGGAACACAGGTGGGAACTTTTGTTACTGGGCAATGGAGTCATTTTGCTCTAGTCAATACGGGATCTGGGATTGATTTTTATCGTGATGGTACTAGGACATATACCGGATACGGAGATATTGTTGTTTCTTCTACAACCCTTGATTTTTTAGGGACTGTGGGTGGTAGTTCGGTTTCGTGGAACAGCTATCTTGGCCCAATACGCTTAACAGCTGGAATAAACAGGTATACGGGTAGCAGTTATACAGTACCCACAGAAGATTTCCCCACCGCGTATGGAACTTAATATTTTTGATTATTTTTTAAGGGCGTCTTCTAAAGAGGAGATGTTTTCGCTCCTGGAGAAAGAGGGATTGGTTTCGTCTTGTTGGGAAAACAATCTAGCCGAAGAATACGCAATTGACGCGATTGGACAAATACCGGGAGTTGAGGGTTATCATTTAAACCTCAGGTCTTTGTATGGCGAAAAAGAATTTCACCACATCACACCTCTTATTCTTGATCCCCCTGCAACTCCGCACACAGTTTGGGCCTAGGTACACCAATGTCTAAATATCTTAAAAATGTAATAACTGCGGATCAGACAGAGCCGACAAATATTGCCGCCTCTGGCATGTGGACGCTTGACGATGTGGAAACGTTTAACGATCCCGCTACATGGCCTTCTTTATACAACTACCCTTTTCCTCGTTCCTTTTTTAATTTTGTTGAAATGCATGCGTTAGACAATAGACTAACGTTTTCTAACGCAACTGGAAGCAATATCAGGTCAACAATTAATTCGTCTGGATATATTGAATTTGTAAACACGAATATTTTTCGACCCTACTACCATCCATATACTCTAGAGAGGCTAGGTTGTCTTTTTGAGCCTGGATCTGTAAATCAGATCTCTTATTCCGAAGCTTTTTCTAGTTGGAACTCTGGGGATCGGACAAACATTACCATAGCTACTGATGAGACAAATTCTCCTGATGGAACGCAAAATGCTGATGGAGTATATGAAACCACTGCAAATGGTGAACATTTATTGTCGTATTCATATAGTGCTGTAACATCTACGATTACGTTTGGGCAATCAATTTACGTAAAACCTAGTTTAGGGCGGGATAATGTCTATTTAAGAGTAAACAGTGGCACTAGCTCTTATTATGCAATTTTTGATTTGACTAACGGGACCATAACCACCAGCACATCTGGCTCTGCTGCCATAAGTTATGCTTATATAGAACCATACCAAACTGGATGGTACAGGATAGCTTTGTGCGGTTCTTGCCCTTCTTCTATAAATCCTAGGAGAATAGACTTCGGGATTTATAACGGCGGGTTTTCCTACGTCGGAGACGCGACTAAGGGTGTGTATTTTTGGGGCGCCCAGTTGGAGGAAACATCTGGTTCTGCCGAATTAGAAGTTAGCTCATATATTCGAAATACGTTTTCTAGTGCAATAACCAGACAACCCGATGTAATAACTTTTGCTTCCGCACAAAATAATGTGACCTTACTTTTAAACATGAGGTTTATGGCAAATGATGCGTGCCCTCTTTCTGTCACAAATAGACCGAGAGGCTTGCTTGGAAACTACCTTGGCGGGAATGGTTTTGGGTGTATGTTCCCAAATAGTTCTTCTACGGGCGCTAGGTTAAATGTTTGGTACGGAACAGCTTCGGTTGCTGACGTATATTCACCTCAATCTGGGGGTTTGGAAAAACTTCAACAGTATAAAGAGTACGGCGTTGCAGTACGGATAGAACAAAATAATTATGCTATAAGTGCTAATGTAGAGGGTATAAGTGCTATAGGAACGGGGCTAATGCCAACTGGTACAGACCTAAGCTTAATCAGCACTACTGTTCCTGTTACTGCTAGTCTAGGGCCAGTTTTATTAACTACTTTTGGAGTTTGGTCCGCGTTGTATCCTCCAGATAGAATGCTTCCAAAATTACCTCTAGTATCCCCAATATATCGGACTAAAGCAGCTATAAACTATGACTTTCGTGGGATCACAACAGCATCAAGCTCTCTAGCAATAGTTGATGGGCGGCTAACCTTTACTCGTTCCAGTTCTGTATTTTATTTTAGCCAAGCGTTTATAAGTTTATCTGCGTCTGCTAGCAATTACGTGCCAATATGGCGAGAAAATTTTTCTCCTTCAAAAAAGTACCCAACTTTACGCTATGTGGAAGGACTTTTGCTAGAGGGGTCCGCAACGGCATTGCCTACTCCAGAGCTTTCATCGGCGGTGTGGACTAAAGTAAATACCACGTATTCATCTGGAAATGTATATGTTGTTTCAAATTCTGCTACGGCTACTGCTAGACCCGGAACCATCTTTGAGACTACTGCTAACGGGGAGCATTATGTATACAAAAACTATGCTTCTATAACCTCTGGCCAACCGTACTCGTGTTCCGTATATGTAATGCAATCTTTTGCTGGAAGAAAGAATGTGCGTCTTTTGTTTGGAGATGGAACGCATAACTTTTACGCAGACTTCAATACAGAAACTCTTACGGTTATTTCTTCTGGTTCTACTGGAGATGGAGCGCTTCAAGGAACGTACATAGAGTACATAGGTCTTGGGCTTGTTCGCGTAGCTATATACGGGGTAGCAGGAACGCTTAGTACCGCAAATTTTTATATTTATGTTTTAGACGATTCAGGTCAGTCAAGTTATACGGGAAGCACTAATAAGGGCTTAGTGGTTTTTTATCCAACAATGGCCTCTGTTCCAGACCTATGTAGCGCTATTCCTACAGCTACCGTAAACGTAACACTTGGCGCTAGTTTTTTTTCATCATCTAGCACTGCCAATGCGCAAAATATGCTGAATGGTAGTGAGGGAACTATAGTTCTTGCATACAACTTACCTGCATTAAATCAACTAGCTTCCAGCTATTCTAGGGTTTTAATGCATATAAGCAATTCGTCGAATACTGTTAACGTTATGCGTTTGAGTTATCAAAATGACTTAAGCCATAATTTGACGGTTTTAGACAGTGGCGGATCTGTGCAAGAGGACATTGATGCCCCAGGGGTTGTTTATGGACCTGGAACAGTGAATTTAGTCGCTTTTTCCTACAAAAATAACAGCTTCAAGCTTTGTACAAATGGCGGAACCGTATACACCAGTACAAGTGGTAGCGTGCCGACATTCAATTATTTTAGGGTTGGAGCGGATTACGCAGGGGGGAATGGCGGGCATATTTGCCTTAAGGTACTGCGTGTATTCACGTATCAGATGTCCGACGAAGAGCTGCGTGGCGCTTGCAATCCAGGGGCGTTCAGCTAGGATAAATCATGTTTGGCATATCCTCATTTTCCCAAGTCCCATTTTCCAGCCTTCCTTCTGCGGGAGGGGGAGTAAATGTATCGGTTAACGTAACTGGAATTTTTGGTTCTGGGAATGTTGGGGCAGTAGCTG